TTAGAAGCCGAAAATTTTACCTAAAACACTGATTCCGTTTTCTACGATACCTACGATGCTTGTACCCATTTTACCCCAGTCTTTATCTTGTCCTGCTTGTACTGCTGCTGCAATTGCTTCTGCTAATTTTTGCATATTTATCTCTCCATTTCTCTATAATTTTTATGATTTAAACTAAGTTTTAAAATAAACGTTAAATTAGAAACCAAAGATTTTACTTAATTCAGTTACACCGTTTGAAACGATATCTAAGATACTTGTACCTAATTTAGTCCAGTCTTGGTTTTGACCTGCTTCAATTGCACTTTTAACTGCGTTTGCGATTTTTTCCATGATATTTATCTCCTTTGTATTGTTTATTTATATTAATAAAATGTTGTTAGTCGAACTTAGAATCCGAATAATTTACCTAGAATGCCAACACCGTTTTCTACGATACCTACAATGCTTGTACCTAATTTAGCCCAATCTTGGTTTTGGCCTGCTTGAACTGCATCTGAAATTGCTTGTACTAATTTTGACATTTAAATCGCTCCATTCTTTTAATTTTATATATTTAAATTGTTTGATTTTTAAATTTAGAAACCAAAGATTTTACTTAATTCTGTAACACCGTTTGAAACGATATCTAAGATACTTGTACCTAATTTAGTCCAGTCTTGGTTTTGACCTGCTTCAATTGCACTTTTTACTGCGTTTGCGATTTTTTCCATGATTACTATCTCCTTTATAATGTTTATTTATATTTTCAATAAATGTTATATGTGGAAACTTAGAATCCGAATAATTTACCTAAAATGCCAACACCGTTTTCTACGATACCTACAATGCTTGTACCTAATTTAGCCCAATCTTGGTTTTGGCCTGCTTGAACTGCATCTGAAATTGCTTGTACTAATTTTGACATTTAAATCGCTCCATTTCTTTTTATTTAAAGTATTTAAATCTTAATGTATGAAATTCAATAGATACATTAAGCTATTTCTTAAAACCAAAAACGATTAATTGGTAAGTTTTTGTTTACCTATCGTTTTGTTACTTATACTATATAGTGATTTATGCTATTTGCGTTCTATCTTTCTTAACTTATAAATTAGACATCAAAACTGTAGACCTTTGATTATATAAAACACACTTAGGCATTCAAATATGTTGTGCAAAATCTGACAATTCTGCAAACGTTTACAATACCTTTACATTAGCTTTATATTTCTTTAAAATTCACCTTGTTTTATAAACGCTTTAACCTACTAAGAGACCATTGCAAGTCTAGGATTCTCAATACAACCATTTATTTAAACAGACAAGTGAATATACTCTAGTCCTTTTCAACTATTTAATTAATCGTAATGTTGGTCATTGCAACTTTATTAATTTCTGTATTTCACTATTTATCATGGTACTTTTATTTAGTAATTGGATTGAGTATATGAATAATAGATGAGAATAATTTCAACACTTGTGATCTATTTATTACTTTATTCATAAATGTTTATAGTTTGTTCATAGTTGCTTATAATGCATCCTATTGGTTCTATACATTTGATTACTTCTGCGTCCATATGGCTTGAAGATATTAATTCAATTGCTCGACTTTATGTGTTATTGCACTTGCACATCGTCGATATGAGTTACAAATACACATAATTAGTGAAAAATATAAACTTTTTTTATATTAAAGCTATTGCTAAATAAGGTTTCTTTAGCTATAATAATTCTTGTGTTAAAAATTCATGTCCTGGTAGCTCAGCTGGATAGAGCAATGGCCTTCTAAGCCATCGGTCGGGGGTTCGAATCCCTCCCAGGACGCTATTAATCGAAAATTAAACACTTTTCGAAATTAAGAACCCCATAACGACGGGGTTCTTTTTATTTTGTCTATTAATAACACACCATATAATACAAATTTTTAGGGACTTTTTAGGGACCCGAGTCCCTCGCATAAAAAACCACGCTCATAAGAACGTGGTTTGTATTTTTTTCGAACATTACGCATAAAAAAATAACCGTACCTATTAAGATACGGTTACTAGTCCTCTTTTCTTCTTATATTATTTACTGTAGCGTTAATCATACTTACCACTATGTTTCCCAAAGATAAAGTCCCAATAATGCCTGCTGCCCATTCTTTTCCAAATATACCTAATACTACTGATCCTATAATCCCCGCGATGGAAATAATCGTACTTGAATTAATTCCTTTTGTCGTAATTGAATCATTACTTTTGTAGTACTTTTCTTGCTCCACAATTTCTAAGTTCATTCTATGCTGCTGGTTCTTTTCAGCCATTTCCATAATCCTGTTAGCTGAACCTGGTAAAACTTCTTCATATTTTTTAAAATCCTCAGGGTCTGGAAGAGGTCCACTTTTAGTTAAAGAAATTTCACGTGCTATAATTTCGCGTCTTTCATCACTATTATTAGCATTCTCTAGTTTTCTTTCTAACACTTCTGCATCGTTAGACTGTTTTGTATCAGTATCCATGATTTAGTTCCTTTACTTTTGGATATGCGTTTAAAGCTTTTTGCATATCTGCACCTGTAGCGTACCAATCACTTTCTAATTGATTTATATCACTTCTCGATTGTAAGCTATTTTTACGTAATTCATTTCTTTTTTTACCATAATATCCATTCATATCTCCAGAAATCATGTATGCTGTGGCTATTGTTTTGAAAATTTTTTGCATAAAGATCTCCTCCTAATATATTTACATATTAATATGTAAACGTAAAAATAACAACAAATTTATGATTATAAAATTAAAAATGGGCACAACTACTTAAAAAGGTACGATATTTTATAACATAAAAAAACAGGGACAAGCACCGTTATGCTTATCCCTACGAACTAATAGTGAAATGTCATCTGAGTGTATTATACTAGCATGTATAAACTTTAACAAGGTTATTGCTTTCGTTAAATTTATACCTTAGTAAACTTTCCGTAACTGTTCATTCTATTTCCTTTTTTATCTATTTTACCTGTTGCAATATAACGTCGTTTTAAATCATTGTTTAAATACGTGATCCAACGATAACCATTAACTGCAAATGCACCGTCATAAATAATGCTTTCGCCATTTTTTAACACACCTGTGATAGTAGCTTTAGTATTGTGGGCGGTTCTAACATTATTGCCTTTAATGGTAGAAACAGTATATCGCCCTTTTTCTTTTTTATAAGGTACGCCTTTATCATTTCTTTTATATCCTTTAGGTACTGCTACAACATCATCTGTTTTGTGAGTAGCTTTTTGTTTACTTGCAACCACACCACCGATTGGCTTTCCATGAATAGCACCCGCAATCAGTTTTGAATATTTATCACTATTCTTTTTTATCCAATTCATATCTGATGTGTTAGTGATAAAACCTAATTCAGTTAATCGGTAATTCATGTTAATCTCTGCCGACACATTTGCATTGAGTAGATCATTACGTTTAGTAATACCTCTAATTTGACCTAAATTATTTTTAATCACATCTTGTATTCCTTTATCAATACTATCTGCATTAAAGGCACTAGATATAATTACATGACCACCACTTGCACTTGAACCTGCTGCGTCAAGATGAAACTCTGCAATTAAATCATATTTTTGTTTGTTAACCCAATACATACCATAGTCTTTTTTATTACCTACACGAACACCATAAGCCGTATCTTGATACATATCTTGTGATTGCTTGCTACCACCATACAATGCTACTTCATGGCCTGCTTGGCGTAGGTATTTAGCAACTTGTGGTGTGATGTTTTTACGAATGAAATCACGTTCATTTGTGCCATTACCAACTGCACCTGGATCATTATATCCATGACCAGCCACGATCATGATTTTTTTAGGTTTTATTTTTTTACTAGCTTGTTTACTTTTAATAATTTGTTTTGCCTTGGTACCTGCACTAATTTTTGTAGGGAAATCTAAACGGATAAAGTACATGGGGTCATCATAGTAATGCCAACGTCTTGTAACCTTTTCTGGACCCCAACCAGGACTTACTACGCCATTAGTCCAACCTTCTCCTAGCCAATTCTGTTCTAAACATTCAAACTGTGTGAGTGTTGCTCTTGTTACGATTGCAACATGGCCGGCACCACTCCCGTATTTACCAGGGAATACAACAATATCTAATTTTTTGGGTAAGAAACTATCGTAGTTTTTGATTGATTTACCGTACTTTTTAATCGTGTTCGCATTATCAAACGGGATATTTTTAGCATACAGACCATATAATCTTTCGCCTGTAACAGCCATGAAAAAGGCGTTTGCATAATCGAAGCACTGAAAACCATAACTTAAATCTGGGTTGTATTGCTTTCCTTCCGAATTATCAAGCCATTTTTCAGCTTGTGCTTTTGTCATTAACATAGCTATCACCTACCCTAACTCATCTAAATTTGTAGGTTGTATATCTTCGTTTCTAACAGGCGCTTGACCTGTTGCTTTGCGATATTTCTTTTCCGCTTTATATTTCTTTAACTTTTGATTTGCCCACTTACCTTCTTTAGTCGTTGGGTTATCTTTGTAAGTTGTATATAAAGCCACACCTGTTAAGATAATTGATGATATTGTTTCTTCATCCACAGGGATGGGAGATATACCTTTGTTTGCTAAAAATTGATTGACCAACGCTAAAAATAATACTACGTATCTTGCTATTACTTTAGGTTCCATTTCTTCCACTCCTTATTCAAAATAAAAAGCCGACCTAAAAAGGTCAGCTAAGAATATTAAATATTACTTACTAATCCAAGTTCTCGAAGTGCTACTATAACTGCATTTAGTTGTTTAACTACATCTTCTTGAGTAGCACTCGATGCTATTGTGCCGATTTTTGCTGGTTGTGCAATAGGTGTTGCACCATAAAACCCTATTTTTTGTACTGGCGCTGTACCTATTCTTGAACCCGTACTAGCCCCAAAACTTAAATCTTTACCTTCTGCTAGCATCATTCCGCTTGCAATCATTCTTACAGTAGCAACGCCTTTGGAAACAAATTGAATTTGTCCGTCTGCTATTCTGTAAAAACCTGTTGTTGGATCTTTAGTAAAAGCATATGAAGGAGTGTTATATGTGCCATCATCATATAAAATTTTAGAAGAATAACCACCACAATACACATAAAGTGTGTCTGTCGTACTATCAACAAACTTTTTGTAAGAAGTAGTATCTTCGTCATAAGTCACATTAAACATTTTAGTACGTTGTGCTTTTATGATGCTAGGTTGATAAACATTA